TCACAACGGCGGCGCTTCCGGATGCTCACGCCGAAACGCCGCCTGAACACGACGCTCAAACTCCCGCTGCGCCTCAGCCGCCGTCCGATCCTCCCCACGCAATTCCCCGACATCCTTCCGCAAACCGCGAATGTCGCGGCCCTGATCCACCTGCCGATCACTGATGTCCTTCACCAGTTCGCGGATCTCGTCGATGTCGTCACGCATGTTCGACTTCATGCCGTGATCGTTGACGGTCTGTTCGTGGATCTCGTTGGTCTTGGCGTCGATCTTGCCGGCCCGCGCGGCACCCTTCTTCTGCCCACGAACAGTGATCACGCCGACGACAATCGTTCCGATCGCGGCGATGATCGCCGGCGCGGCCACGATCAGCATGCCGGCCAGGTCGATCCCGTCGCTGGGGTCGAACTGCTCGGCTGCGGAGTGCAGGACCTCAGCCAGGGTCACAGGGTGCCGTCTCTGCGCTGCTTGACCAGGTTCACCCCGGCAGTGCCCGTGCTGACGGCACCGACCGCGGAGAACAGACCAAGCCACAGTGGCACCTTGTCGGCCTCCACCACGCCGTACCCGACGGCGAACGCCAGCAGTGCGGTGGCGACCGAATAGAGGTAGAGGCGGGCTTTCGTGCTGGCGATGGCGCTGGTGATCTTCTGCAACATGACAGTGCCTTTCAGTTTCGGAGGTAGTCGATTGCCGGCTGAATGCCGTAGTCAGCAAATTTCCGTAGTAGTATTGAGGGCATGGTTACCTGGCTCCCTGTCGTCGGTTACGAAGGCTTGTATGAGGTCTCAGACGAGGGGGTCGTTCGATCCTTGGACCGAACGACCATTTGCCGAGATGGTCGACGGTTGTTCTTCGAGGGCAAAGAGCTTTTGAGCTACCGGACCCCGCCAATGGGATACCGCGCGGTGAAGCTTTCAAAGGAAGGCGTGAAGCGATCAAAACGCATCCACACGATCGTCCTCGAAGCCTTCGTTGGGCCACGCCCGGACGGGCTGGTGGCCTGCCACAGCAACGGAATGCAGGACGACTTGAGGCTTGAAAACCTCCGGTGGGACACCCAAACCAACAACATGTACGACGAGGTAGCCCATGGAACGCATCACAATGCGTCGAAAACCCACTGCAAGCGCGGGCACGAATTCACCGCCGCCAACACCTATCTGAATCCGAGCAGCGGCGGGCGGCAATGTCGACAATGCGACCGGGACAACAGGGGGATTCGGAACCCCTATGGCCCTCGGAAGTCTCAACTACGCAAGTAGTCGATCGCTGGCTGCGGGTTATAGTCCACGTGCGGGCCGGTCTGTTTGGCGAAGAACATCCCGGCGTCGATGAGTGCCTTGAACGCGGCGATGGTCCGCGGGATCGGCAACGCGGCGAGTTCAATCACCTGAGCCAGAAGCGAATCAGGGCCGGTGAACACATTGAGGTCGCGCACGATCTGCCAGATCGCGTTCTTGTCCTGCTGGGAGTCGCCCGGTTCGGCGCAGGCGTAAAGGTCGCCTTCGTGGGCGTAGTTGCGCCACCAGCCGGGAGTGTCCCGCATACCGCTCGAGGACACTCCCTGGGAGCTGTAGGAGGCCATTGGGGATCCGCCATAGTCCGGGTAGATCTGGCCGCGTTCACGGTTCGGGTTGCCCCACGCAACAGCCTTCGTCAGGTACGGCTTAGCCCAGTGGAGTGTGCCGCCTTCGGGTTTGATGTGGTTCTCCCACAGTTCGGAGATGACCACGGCGCCTTGGGAGTACCCGGCGAGGGCGAGGCCGTGCGTTTCGATGCGGCGACGGTGCTCGAATCCTGGGTCGGTGCGGTTGAACTGGGCATGACATTCATCGATGGCGGCGGTGATCGACTTGCCCATCGGGAACGGTGCGGCGGGGTATCCAACGGGCTGCCAGAAGTAGTCGCCCTCCAATGCGCGGGCGGTGTCAGCATCCGGTCCCACCCACCACGGAACGCCGGTGCCGCACACCGTGATCAACAGCGGGCGGTGGTCGACGACCGGGCGCTTGAGGTAGCCCATGACGTACTTCGTCTCGGCGTTAATGACACCCGAGATGTACAGGCCGGATGCGAGTTGGCCGGCCATGTTGTACCGGGTCTGCATCTCGGCGACGACCGCGGTCATGGCTTCGTCGTAGAGCTCGGTGTCGGCGAGGCTCGCGGCGTAGGAGAACTTGCGCCGCATGAATGCCTTGATCTTGCGGACCTCGTCGGACGAGTCGCCCAGGCCGAGGCCGACGTAATCGCCGCCGATCCTCACTTCGCACCGTCGATCAGTCGGTCGATCTTGGCGCCGAGCTCAGCGAGATAATCGACGACCGTCTTGCCGTCGAGCTGCGGCCAGCCGTCGAGCGCCGGTCCGCGCTGTTGGCGCAGGATCTCGATTTGTAGGTCCCGCTCGGTCCAGTCACCCGGGAACACCTTGACTTGCGGCGGGGGCGGCGTGACGGGCGGTTCGGCCTGGCCACCAGCCGCCCAAAACGCGACCCGTTCGGCGAAGTAGTCGACCGGAAAGCCCGCGCCGACGTCGGTGTGGGTGCCGTCCTTGAGTATGTCGGTCACGTAGCGGTGATCGGCGATCCCCGCACGCGCAACCGAATACTTGCCACCGGTTCCGATGACGACGATGGGAATGCCGTACTTCTTGCAGTCCTGCACCGCGAGATACGCGGCAACGTCGATCGCCTTGGACTGCTTCATCCAGTCGGCGCGCGACCAGCTGGCCCGCGACCCGGCGAAGCAGAAGTTGATCGAGCGGTTGTTGGCCGACAGCACCGACCACGAGGCGAGGTCGGTATCCACGACGTCGCACACAGTCACGCCGCCGTCGGACGCCTGCGACGCGGTGTAGTGGTAGCTCACCTTGTTGGCGGGGTTCGCGAGGTAGTGCGCCAGGTCGTCAGCGGCATCGTTGCCCCCACCACCTTCCTGCGTGTGCAGCAACCAGAGGTCGATCTTGGTTCCGTTGCGGGGCTGGCTGCTTGGGGATTGCACCCAGTACTCGTTGAAGTCGGGGCGGTTGTCGGCCACGGGAACCTCCGGTGTGGTGGTTGGGGGTTGGTCGCCTAGTGCGCGGCGCAGGACGGCCCACGCTTCGTCCCATTTCTCGGCGTACCGATCAGGGAACGCGGACTGCTGGACGCGTTGCGCGAACTGGCCGGCCAGCGCCGGGTTGTTGGCGGCACGGCCGTAGTCGTCGGCCAGGCGCTCCAGGAACATGTTGGCCGCCCGGGGCAGCGTCATCATGTCTTCGGGTGTGCCCCACCACGGTTCACCGTTCGGGCCGGGTTGCTGCTGGAAATAACCAGAGCTGCGGTTGTCGTCACTCTTGGAGTCGTTCGGGTAGTTCTTGGTGGCCGGAACGCGGTCGTTGGCGGGGCACCACCACTTGCGGTTGTCGCCGGTGCCGGTGCCCACCTCGGTGGAGATGGTCATGAGCGCGATGACGGTGGCCAGCTCGTCGAGTCCGCGGGCCAGGGCGACGGCGTGCACTTCGCGGGCGATCTGCTCGCGGGTGCGAAGTGGCCCTTCGAGGCGAAACCA